CCCCCGCCCCGCGCTTTGGGTCCGTCGGATCTCATTGACCATGCCGCGCATAACAAAATGCCGACGGTTGTGACGGTTAAAGTGAATATCCGCCCACGCATCGTCCGCGATCATCTCCCTCAGGTCGGTGCGGCGACTGACCGGGCTTGGTTGCTTTACCGTGGCGGACCATGTGCCCCCGCTGTCCCCCATCTCTTTGCTGGTCGATAGGGAGACCAGGCTCGGGGCATCGTCGCGGATAGACCTACCCGTAAACTTGATATCTTTGTTTGTTCCCGGGTTTCGGTCGAAAAGCGCCGGATCTGCCGGTTGCTTGTAAATGTGAAGCTCTGCGCTGGAGGTCTCGGACCGCTGAAAGCCGGGCCCCCTGGATTTGCTGTTAAGATCTGCCATAGCTTAGTCCACGACTCCCGAGGCTAGGGTAGTCGCAGCGGCTCCGCTGAGCCCGCGCTCTTTCACGAGATTAACAAACTTTTCTAAATCTTCTGACAGATTTGACGCGCTTCCGGCCAACCAATCCAATGTAGGGGCCAGAGCCGTGGCTGCGGTAGCCGCCATCCCTATCGACGCAAAATCCATCTTTAGCACGGCGTCGAGGAGCTTTTGCCCCGTCTCCAGTTGTTTATCCACCATTTCCGCTTGCCGGATAACGTGAGGAGCCAGAGCACTCGTTAGGCCCTTGGCCATCGCCTGGAGGTCCCCCGCTGACCCCGGAGCATCTAGTCCCCCCGAGGCCATTCGGGCTTTGATATCCTTCACGCGAGCCGCGTCCCCTTTGCTCAATGATTTGTTTTGAAATTTATTCACCAAAGCCAGAGACTCAGACTTGGATATATCTACGCCCTTACCGGCCAACCCCCGCTGCAAGGCATATACGCTACTGGCACCCCCTCCCCCGGCCTTCGCTATTTTCTTCATTACTCCCATCATTTGGTCAGGATCCAACCCCTTTTCCAGAGCCAGGTCTGCCTGCAATAAATCTTCTAGCCCCCCTCCCTTGTACCCGGCGGCCTGATACATAAGCATATCCACGCCAGATTGGGGCCCAGTTTTGGACAATTGTTGACCGGCACCTACCATGGAAGCTGCGATCTTACGGCCGCGAGCGATACCTACCCCGGTCACCGCTACCGAACGGGCCAGGCCCGTGATCGATCTCGGATTGATCGGAATACCCGTTTGCTGAAAATTGGAGATACCTTGGGCGATCTCTTGGAGGTAGTCGGTAACCTCGGAGCCCTCTAGGCCCATTCGCTTGGCCTGGTTAATAGCTCCCACCATGCCGGTGCCCCCGGCAATACCGCCTTGGCGCTGGGCTAGTTGGAAGGACCCCGCAGTATCCATGCTAACGCCGTAACGGCGTTGAGCCGCCATGGCGGTCTTCACCGCATTCGCGCTCGGAGCCCCTCCACCGCGTTGAGCCATTTGGGTGGCCATTTGCATGGATTCGGCTTTGGAATACCCAAATTCCGACCCCGCGCTGGTTATGCCGCCAAATACTGATTTTTCCATGACCCGGCGGGTATTCTCCCGCTGTAAGCCTATATTTCTATTCGTTAATTCTTTGCGCTTCTCTGCTACGATCTTATCGCCAATAAGATCTGCTTTCTTCTGGTCATACCCCGCCGCCGCATCGGCGGATACTGCGGCTATGCTGGGGATAGGTGATCCCGGCATACCAGCGTCATTATTCAACAATTGGTCACGCAGACCTTTTCTAAAACTGGCTTTCTTGGCTTGCGTCACCGTAGGACGCGCCGCCTTGGCTTGGGTCTCAATTTCAGCCGCCGATAGCATTCCCGGCGCGGTGGCCGCCCTGGCCGCTGAGACAGCACTGCCCGTCCCCCTTTGCATGAGGTACGGAAGGGACGATAATTGTTGCTTTTGAAACGACAGGGCTCCCCCCGCCATTCCGATCGCTTGCTGTAGGGGCTGGCCCAGTAACCCGCCGCCGGGAATTGAGGACAAGGCGGACGCGAAACCGGACGCCCCCCCGAACATTGCCCCCCGGGCCAGGTGGCCCGGAGCCATCACGGCCTGGCCTATCGTTCGACCGGCCACCTGTTTGGCCATACCAGGCCCGCGTTGTAGGAACTCCCCCGCGCCCATGCCTTGGGCAAGCCCCTGAAGAAAAGCGCCCTTGGCGGCGGTCGCTTTCTTCATGGACTCGGTTAATTTGTCTACCTGCTTTTGGAGCTTTCCAAACTCGGAGCCGACGGCGCGGAGAGCCTTTTCAGCCGCTTTGTTTCCGCCCATTTCTTTGATGGCGGATCCCATGGCCTTTTCAAAGCTGGTGATCTCTTTTGTGGCCTCTTTGTACCCCTTCTTGGCATCATCGGCTCCCTTTTTGATAGAGCTGTTGATACGCTCGGCCTCGGTGCGTAATTTCGCCGCACCTTTGGAGGCCATATTGACCACATAATTGGTTTCTATCTTACTGCCCGCCATGGTCACCTCTCGTCGAGATCTGGCACAAACCCTGCTTCAAATTCCCGCTCCCACTTATCAACTAGGGGATCATCTCCCTGAGTTTCATCGCCTTCCCCGAGCGCCGCGTAAAGACCTCGGAGCTTTTGGCGCAATTCTCTTTTATTCTCCATTTTGAGCCCCTCGTCCTCAAGCTGGCTCTCCAAATCTTCCTTTCGAGTATAGGCGTCCTCATACATTTCTTGGATCCAAACGGCAGAAGGCCGCTCCAGAAACCGAGGATCGTTGGAGGGCCTATCGTACTTTTTGGCCCACCACCGCCTAAGGTCGAAAGTATCATCGTCCTCAACTTTCCTTTTTGCCACCCTTCGCAGCCTTGATACGTCCGTGAAACGTAGCCTCGTGCAGAGACACCTCCTCGTAAAGGGCCTGAATCAGGTCCGGGTCGTGTAGCGCCCTCAGGTCCTTAGCCCAATCGGTCCCCTTGCCCAGTTTGAGGCTCACCGCCAAATGCGCCAGGATGAAATTGAACGTGGCCAGATCGGGGTCGATCGCCGCGTGTGGCATCGCGCCCTGCCATTGGGCCTGGAGGGAGGCGATAATTTGCCGATCTTGCATGGAGATAATTCTATTGGTGAACTCGCCGCGCCACGTTTTGCCTCGGCCGTTGGAATACTTAAACTGAAACGTGTATTCCTCTTTGGTTTTGGGATCATCCTCGTCGGCTTGGCGTTGAATTTCCGCAGAATTGTCGATGATCTTTTCTTTGAGAGACTTGGTAGCCTCTTCGGTGGCTTGGGTGATATGGGCGGGCACTTCGCCCAACGTGTTTAGGGTTACTTCCGTTTCCGTGGTCATGTCGCTCTCCTGTTAGGGTTAGTGACCCGAGAATGGACCAACGGGGCCCCGGAGGGCAAGCTCTCAAAAGAAAAGCCCCGCCCAGTTGCGCGACCGGACGGGGCATATTCACCCTAACCCTTCGGAGGGGATGGGTTAGACTTCAGACTCGTCGGTCACGCGGATCGCCACAAATTCCACATCCTCACCAACGATAGATCGGCTTTCCACCGTCCAGTTGTGGCTTTGAATTTGTACCTGTTGCACCGTGCAGAATACCGTGTTGGTCCTCGTGTCCTCCAAGGTCGCAGACATTTGCCCGGCGTTGAGGATATTGGTGAGGTGCTCCTCCACGCTGCGGCCGGTTTTGGGAAACCAACCTTTCGCCTTGAGGCTGTCGCCAATGATTCGGAACGTGGATGCAGAGAAAGTCACCCTATATGCTGTCGGCGCAAATTCCTCGACCTCTATATTCCCTAAAACCTCCACCGCGTCGAGCTGTAACTCCTCGCGAATGGTCACGTTGCGGGCATAGCCTAACTTTTGGCCATCAATTGAGAAACGCGCTCTCGCGCCAGTAAGTATATTGCCTTTTTCAGCCACGGCTAAATCCTCCCTACGCCGTCAACCTGGTAGTGACCAGGTGGAGCGTAGTTTTTACAAAGTTGATAGGGACCACGGGCGACAGTTCTAACGCGATCGAGAGGACATCGGCAGAAAGGTCGAAAGTCGGTGGGTTCCAAGTAACCAAAACCCCCGCGTCAACCAAGAGGCCCAACGTGTTTTCCGAGGTGCCCTTGGCCGCGTTTACCGTGCCCTGGAATCCGGGACGGCCAACCACGATCTCCATGCTTGAACGGAAGGAGAAAGTGGCAAAATTAGCCGCTTCGTTTACGCTTTGTTCTGAAAAAGCCAGGTTATTCGAGGAGATATAGGTGGTTAAACCCCTAACCCATCGTCGACCTACGCCGTCCACGCTCTCCAAAAAGAACGCGCCCGCGGCCAGCATTTCTTCCGCATCTTCCGTCGGGTTCCAGCTTGCGTCTTGGCGGACACCCAAAACATTGGCGTACTTGTACGTCAACGCCGTGCCCACCGGAGATCCGGCTTGCATACCGGCCGCAACGCACCCCGCGAACGGGGACGGATACTCGGTGCGCTCCCCCTCCGGGTTGTACCGCTCAACGGCCTGGCCGCAAAGAGATACGTGACGCGAGTTTAGATCCACGATCTGGGACTTGTACTCGGCCTTGGTGGGTACGTCGGTAAGCGCCGCATTCATAGCGCCCAACTTCGCGTCCCGCTCCGACCGACCCACCCCGCCCATGTACGCACAATGCTCGTCAATGATCGAGTGAATCGCCGGGTCACCGGTCAATGCCACAATGGTATTGACCCGGATTTGCTTGAGCCAATCCAAGGCGTCCTGCCAATCCTGTTGAGCAGTAGCGCCCTCGACCCCGCCACTCAAAAATACCGGGGCGGTGGTGTTGTCCGGGGCTCCGCCGGAGGCTCCCGACGCTGCCGCCGCTTCAACCAATTGGCTATTCGCATTGATCCACTCGACCAACAAAAAGAGATCGGCCAAGAAAGTCGGGTTCGCCGGACTCAAAACTGAAACCGCCGCGGGCATGACATCCATATCGGACATCAAGAAAGTCAACCGACCGGTGACCAACGTGAAAACAAAGCCGTAGGTGGTAGGCCCTACCACGTAGCTCTTTGCATTGAAATAATCCGCCGCTTTGACCACGTTGCTCTGCACCGAAGCCAAGCTCTTGGCCGAGCTGGCCGAGGTGGTGACGATTACGCCACCCGCTACTTCGCCCAACACGATACCCGTTAGGGTCGAGAAAAGGCCCACGCCCGGGACCGGGGCGGTGCCGTTGAGGGTGATCTTTTCGAGCTGCACCGCGCCCGCGGCATTGGTGCCTACGAGCATGGCATCCGCGGCGGAGGCTCCGTCCGCTACCAGGGTCACGATGCTGTTGCTGACATACATCGCGGAACCGAGGACCATACCCGCCACCTTGTTGGTGCCCGCGGTGAGGGTCATAATCGTGGTCGGAATCACCTGGTCCGAAATCGTCACGGCGTTGGCATTGGTCCCGTTGATCTTTGCGCCCAGCAATTTGCCAGCGCCGAAAACCTGAGTGCCGTTTACCGGCACAGCGCCGTTGAGCGTTAGGGTCTCGGAGACCGCCGCCCCCGTAGCGTCCAACCCGTACAGAGTGACCGTTGCGGTATCTGCCCCGGCGCTCACGATACGGGCCGCGCCCGGAGCGAGAAGGGCCGTCACCTCGGCCAAGAGACCGGCGTTATCGCGAGTCGCCAAGCATTCGAGGTTACCACCCGATTGCAGCTCGCCGCTCATGGTATCCCAACCACCGGTCGGCTTGACGTATTTGAGTTGGAACATGGTGTCCCCACCAATATCGTCCCCGGCCTCAGTGATATCTTCAAAAATGATCGAGATTTGCTTGCCCTTGCTGGTCCCCGTGCCGATCGCCACGTTGATCTGGCCCGTGAAAGCACCGTAATCCGCGCTATTCAAATCTAGGGCGTTGCCATTCACGTTGGCAAAGCTCGCTACCGATTGAGTAGCGGGGTTGACCTTCATTGCCACTATTTGCTGAGCGCCCGCTTGGATTATCCCGTCTGAGCTGGGGTCGAATATCATCCCACCCGCATCCCGCAGATCTCCCGAACGAAAGCCTTTGCGGACCTGTGACGGATTGTTGAATCGGACGATATCTCCGACCACTGAGTACGCCGATACCGGCACTCCGCCTTCGGCCTCTCCCAGCATGGCGACAATACCCGACGCGCCTAAGCCCACCTGTTCGAGGGAGCTAACATCCACCTCGGAGTAGCTGCCCGGAGAATAGATCAATCGACCGTTGAAAAATATCGAACTGGGCATGACTTATTTTCTCCTCAGGGGCACGATGGGCCGACTTTGAAAGGCGGCCAGCTTCTCTTGCCATGCTGCCATGGACAGAGACCCCAGTTTTTCTTTGGTTACGAAATGCTCGAATCCCCGCAGTTTGTCAGGCTTCAAACCCGACAATACTTTGAACACCCGGAAAGGGACGGCTTGCGCCGAGGGCTCGGGCTCTTTGGCCTCGGGCTCTTTGACTTTGGCAACCGGGTCCGGCTTCTTTTCTTCGGGTTTAGGATCCATATCGAGGCTCATTTCCGTGTCCCCGTCTAAATCATATCTGCGCTGCTTACCCATTAGGTTTCTCCGTTGTACTCAGGCGGAAATGTTACTAGCGTTTCAACGTCGCCAGCATCGCTGGGGCTTCCCGATCTGTCAATATGTATCCCAGAGACCGACGTGGCCTTGCCTATCTGGGATCCCCGCAAAAGACGTTTGAAAACCCGTTTGCACGAAAAAGTCAGCTTGCGGGCGAATAGGTTTTGCGGAATGTACCTCTCATCGGGGGCCATGTCCGCCCCCGATAGGTCGATCTCAAATAGTCCCTGGTCCACGAAAAAGTCATTGCCCGACAATATGATGCTCTTGGCCAGCTCGTAATAATACAGCGTCACATCCGGGTGCTCGGTGTAAACCAGCACGCTATATTGGTGTTGCCAGATCGACCCCTTGATGTCCGCCCGATAATCGGGGCTATCGGGGTCCTCTTCTTGGCCAATGTCATTGGCCAGCCACGTATCCGACTCGCGCTCGTTATCGAGCACGATGCTGAATACCGGCACGTCTATATCGCGGGGGGCATAACCGTGGATCACCTTGGGGGGTTTGCTGGCCCAAAAGGTTTTGATGGCGGTGGCCTCTTCCTCGGTTAGGCCGTACACGTCATTGAAAAGATCGTCAATAATCTCAGGATCGGCGGTGATTTGCTCCACCCCGTCCTTCAACACCGTGAACAAAAATCTTTGGATCATCGTGCGCTCTCCAAAGCCCCTTTGATATATTGCTCAAAAACCTTGGGGGCGAGCTTCCTAACAAACGCATCGGTTTGCTGGGCAAAATTCCGGGCAGAGGAGTTGGGGCGGATCCATTTGTCGGTGCCGGAGGTCGTGCTGATAGTGCGGAAGGTGGCATATTGGCTGCCGATAGCCTTCGCGTAGGCTCCCGAGGCTTTGATCATTCCCGCATAGATATCGGCGGAATGTATTTTCTTCAGCTTGGGCACCAATCCCGGGGGCAATCTCCCCCCTTTTGGGGTGACCGCTCGGCCGCCCTTCATGGTCGTAGCCTCCAGACCTTTGGCCGCGGCATAGACCTTCCGGCCCATCTTTTTGGCATCTTTGAATGACTTGCTGTACGGGTTTCCCATGGGCGCACCCGCACTCCCGGACGTGCCCGGAGTTTGGTGTCGGAACGGTATCGCCCGGTAGAATCCACCGGCCGCGTTGCGGTGCTTGCCCTTCTGGCCTACCGGCGTCTCGGGCACGTTGGCCCCCAAGAGCCAATCACGCATATCGCCGCCACCGCCGCCGTGCTCGATCAAATTTGGGAATGCCCCTTGCAGCGTAATAATTCCCATATTGCCGCTGAATTTTGGGGTCTGGAGGCCCTTCACGTAATCGGCCCGAGAGCCGTGGAGCTGCTTTTGGGCCAATCCCCTCCAATGGTTAAACGCCGCATTGGTGATATTTTTGACCAACCCCGGCATAGCCTCGTCGGAGACAAAATTGACCACGGAGCTGGAGATCAATTCTCCCAGCTCAATTTCCATGTTTATGCTCATGCCAACTCCGGCAAAAATTCGTATTGGACCGTGGCCTGGACGGGTAGGTCGACATACTTCCCCGCGGGTGCGGGACGAGAGCTTAATTTTCTCGCTGTGGGCGTCATACGGGCCGCATGAGGGTGCTCCACCACGAGCCATACCGGGTGGCATAGGTAATGCGCCGCCAACGGCTGGGTGGCTGTGGGGAGATTGAGGGAGGCTTGGTTCCATACAATTTTTCCGTCCACCACGTCAAAATCAGCCGGAGCCGTAAACACCTTCCCTTCGGTGCGGAGTAGGTTGATTTGGTGGATCGGATACCGGGTCTCGGTGGGGGCGGACAAGTCCGTGACCGGATCCATCACCTGGGAGAATGCTATTATCGAGTCTAGGTTGGTGAGGCGGTCCCAGTAGCCCAGCTTATTGTCGGGGTGAACCGTGCACATCATGGTCCCCATGACTCTTTGCCCGATCTCACTGTAGGGCTTGGCCACGGCAGATATCCCCGTGAGTATCCCCTCAATGACCGCGCAATTGTCGGCCACAACCCGGGCCTGCACATCGTCCAGCTCACCCACTAATAGCTCGTTGGAGGTCGCCTTGCTGGGGGCGAAATAGAGCCATCCCTTGCCCTTGCACAACGTACAATTAGGGTCCGATTGGCGGGTTTGATCGTTTACCGGTTTGCAGGGGCAAAGGGCTGCCCGAGACCACGCCAGGCGGTAGCCCTTGGTGGCAATGGCGATCAAAAAATCTTTGGTATTGAAGTCGATCCGGGAGCCGGACTCCTTGGTGTCGGCGGGCATACCGATCACACCGGAGGCCGTATTCATAATTACTCTAGGCATTACACTACCTGTAGCTTAATTCCCTTGAAATACCTTTTCAATTCCGGTATAACCTCCCGTAATTCCTTCTGATATTGGACGAGACGTGCCCCAAATCCCGCGTTAGTTGCGCTCGAAGTCGTAGAAATGCTCTGAGATAATCCGTCTATCCCTATAGATTTGCTGGCAATTCCGGCCCCGACGATCAGGTCGCCCGCGATATTAAACGGCCCAAAAGAGGCCATTTTGCCCACACAATCCTTGATGATATCGAATTGCTTGTCTAGCCGGGGATCTGGCACCGATACCGGCCCGGTCCTCCCGGGTGTCATATCCGTAGCTCCGGGGGTGGGTTTACCAAACCCGGCCACGTAGGACACCCGAAATACGTCCGGGATAGTGCGGGCCCCGCCGTAAATCAGGGGCAGCCAGGATCCCGACGCCCCCAGCAAAATAGAGCCCGCGGTCCCCGTCCCGGGCACTAACCGCATTTGACCGGTCACACGGTCAATATGGATCCACTCCCGGGCAAAATTCTGAATGACTTGCTCGCCGGGGAGTACGATGCTGACCGAATCCACCTCGATTACCGGGAAATATGACAATTCGGTCCAGATATAGTGGGGATAGTCCTCCCGATAGAAGTCATTGCGCTCGGCCTCCACCACTGTCCGGCGGATCGGTATATCGAGCTTGACCTCCAGGGAGCTGACCGCCGACCGGATGTAATGCTCGAATAGGCCGGGCTTCATGGGGTTGCCCGCATCGTCGGTCAAATCCACGCCGAATAGGTAATAGTCCTTCAGCTCTTGTACGCTGATAATATCGAGCGCCGGATCCACCTCACCGATCTGGGGGTCGGAAAATGCGCTTACCGCCGTGGATACCGAATTGTAAAACCGGAATCGGTAGTAATACGTCTCCCGGCCATTCTCGTCCTCGTATTCGTATTCCGTCTCCCCCGTGACCAAAACCAGCCGGGTAAGAGGAGCCGCCTTGGTGATCTCCACGTAGGGGCCGCCGATACCGCTCACGCTCCGGTGCACCTGGATCTGGTCATACAGGGCCATGATCGCATCGGGGTCAGAGACCTCGATTGTGAATGAAACCGGGACTCGTTCTGGACATGCCATGGGGATACTCTACGGTGCTATGACCAAGACGCCAAGGCTTGTGTCGCCGCGTCCGGTACGGTGAGGATTTGCTCAAACAACTCGTTACCGTCGGGATCTGAAATCTTGAACCTCACCTCAGTTAGGCGGACCAATTCGATCTCAAAGTAGCCGCTGGCATCGGTGAGAGTCGACGCCACTACCGCAGCCTTTTGCCACCCGCCCACCGTTTGCGGCGTGCTGGCAAATGCTTCCACGCAACAACCGGCCATATCCGTTCCGCCCGCATTGTCTACGCTGCCGTAAATCTTGCAGAGAGCTGGGTCGACCGGGGGCACAACCACCCCCAGCGCCGTGCCTACATAGGTGACCGCGGCATCCACGGTCACCACGAGGGTCTCGGGCACCGTGAATGAATACCCGGACGAGGAGAGGCGGATCTGATAAGTCGCGTCGTCGACCGCAATACTCACCTCCCCGGTGACTCCGGTGTAAACCCGGAATAGGTGGTAAGTATTGGTCACGTCAAACACGTCAACCGCCACGCCTTGGATCGGGGTGGCAATGCCATCCTCCACGGTGATGTCGATTTGCCGGGCACCCACTTGCCCCGCAGAGCAAGAGGCCAACGCCTCCCCCGTGCTTCCGGGATTGAGGTGGCCAGCCAGGATCCCATCCCACGCGGCATCGGCATTGGCGAGGGCCACGTCACCCGTTGAGTTTTCCATGTCCGCCAACCGCCCCATGACGGTATCGCCGGGAATAACCGGGACCGCGGGGGAGCTGGTCGGAATGTAAATCTCGTCGGTGACAATATGCTCCTCGACGTTGAACCCTACGGGGGTCGAGGTGTGCCGGTAATAAATCAGGTAAACCTGGGTGGTCCCTATTGCGGTCTGGTCGAAATCGTAGGTGTAGAGCCCCGGCCAATTGACCGCATCGAACTCCACCATAGGGAGCCACGTAGGGGTCGCTGTGAAAGCCGCGCCGTTCCAAAAATGCCCGTCCAGGACCGTGCCGTCCAAAAGACGGTGGCGGCGGATTGCCACCTCAGGGGTTTTTCCCGTGGCCCCGATCTGAGTCGGGTTAATGAGCTGCAAAAATAGCGGTATGTCGCTAACGGTACTCCATCGGTAGTAGCTCGCCACGGTGTACTCCTATCTCACGTCACGGTGCCAGCCGGGGAGCTTGCTCCCCCACCGCACATTTCGGGCATCTCGGCGCGGCACTGGATCGGATAGATCCGCAGTCCAGGCATATCGTGCTGGCGGACAACGGCATTCGCTCTTTTCTCATCGCCGTAGCAATCAAGAAATTGAGGTCGGACAACAATTTATTAGCTTCGGCCTGAGCATATTCCGCCGCCTCTTTTGCGGAGCGAATCTCCCCTAGAATTTCTGGACTAACGACTTGGTTGCTCTCTGTAGCGGGCATAACTCCTCCTAAAATTGTTCTGAATGCGGGCGCTATATCAGACCACACTACCGGGATCTATTATCGCATTGTCAGCCAGGTATTCGTATAGGCCACGCTTGACGGCAGCGTAGGTAAGCTCCTCATCGTCCGGCATGTGAGTGGTGACCATCGTAATGTAAGCGTCCCCCTCCACAACGGCATTCGTATTTTTGTCCCGAGGTTGATACCCTGCCACCCACTCACCATCAACGGTATTGCCATACTCAAATTCCATTCGGATCTGCATACGGCGGGCATCGTGGGTTTGCGTCATAATTTTAACCTGTTGATAAGGGCCATTCGGGTCCAAATCACCAACGTCAACGGGGGTAGTCAATTGCCAAGGCATTCTTGTCTCCTATGCTGTCGTACTATCTATGAGTATTCCGGTATTGTGTAGGGCTGTGAGTACCGACGCCAATA